TTAAGCCGGATGCTCGCCTGAAAAGTCCGTAGCCAATATTCCGATATGGGGGATGCGATCGCACATTATTTTCAGGTACCGGTCAAATGGCATCGATCTACGCGCGTTTGCCTCACAGAGTTGAGCATGACGGCGACTGTAGAATGCAATGGCGTCTGCCATCTGAATAGCAAAACATTGTTTTTTATGAATAAACTCTAAGCTTCCAAGTCTATCTTCTAGACAGAATTGCTCTATAATATTACCATATAATTGTAAAATACCACTATTGTTTTTGTTTCCCTTCTCTATCTTTAAGGAAATAGTCGCACCATGTTTATTTATTCCTTCCAGTATATCTTCATCGCGCAATAGGCGGTCTAAAATGGCATTGAAGCACCAGCCATATGCTGATTGAGATTTGCTAAGACCGGTCTCAGTTTTCCGCTGTGTGTGCACATCAGAGAGTGCGGAAAACGAAATGCCAAAGGCTACTTTAGGAGCCAACAAGTCAAAAAGACCTTCGAGAAAAGATACCTTCTTGCAGGTGGTCCAACCCTTAAAATTTCCATCAGTGTTATGGAATTCGCGTGCGTGAAATACTGAAATATTATGCATATTAAAATATGATAACGCCGCTTCCTCAAACTCTTTCCATGCCTCAAGAGTGCTGACATAGCCCGCCATCGTGACTATCGGCACGCCGTTATTGTCGTAGCTATCGTCGAAATAGCATTCAATTGCCATCATGTACCTTGGTATCTATAGGATACGAAATTACTGTTTCACTTTATCATTATATTGGTTAGATGCATAAAGCGTAATGTAATTACCTGCTCTCAGTATTAGGCAAAAAAGAACACGCTAACCGGCAGCGCGCGGGTGGGGCGAGGCAAAATCTGATCGTCATGGCCCGATTTATTCGGGCCGTCCACGCCTTTGCGGCAGATCCGGGAAATTTAAAACTTGGATGCCCCGGACAAGCCGGGGCATGACGGCCTTTCAAACCGCCTCATGAAGACAAGGCGCCGGGCGTGGCGAGGGCGAGGCAGTGGATGGCGAGGCGGAGCCTGCCGCCGGTGAAATTGCCGCCCGCTGCCGTCACGCGCAGGGGCGTCGCGCCGTAATAGGCGACCGGCGTGCCGCTGACGCCGATGACGGTCGAGTCCTTCGCCGCGCCGATGCCGTTACCATAGCGTTGCGCATCGGCGGCGACGCCGAGATGCCAGGCGCTCGCGCCGCCGACCGCTTCCAGCACGAGGCCGGTGACGCCGAGCACGATGGCGCGGTCGGGAATGGCGAGGGCCGTATCGTTCGAGGCGCCAGCCGCGATCGTGTGGTCGCCCTCGATGACGCTCAGATGCGTCGCCGCGCCATGCGCGCTCATGGCCGCGCAGCTTTCCGTCGGACCCTCGCGCCAGCCCGTGCCGTCATGAAGAACGAACCTGCCCTCGCTCTCGATCCAGGCGCGCCAGCCCGTGCCGGGCGCGGCGAACATCCATGCGCCGTCCGTCCAGGCGGCGATGCATCCCTCCCTGCCCGCCCAGAGGCCGCTTGCGCCCGGCGCGACGATGTGGCGGTCGCCGGCGGCGGGCGCGGCGGGCGGCGCGGCAAGCGTGCGGTTCCTCACCGCGAGATGGACGAGTGCGTCGAGGCGGCGCAGCGCCTCGTTGACGGTCACGTGTTTCTGCGCCTGCGCCGCTTCGAGACAGGGCAGTTGAAGATGCGTCGTATCAGACATGAAGAAGCGCCTCTCTTGCCGTGCCGCGCCCGAATGCGCGGCTCATCTGCGCCACTCTCACCGTGAGGGTGGCGAAATCCGCCGTGCCGAAATCCTCCGTCTGCGCGGCCGTTGCATAGGTTGCGCAAGGAGCCGGTGCCGCGATCCGGCGCACCGTCTCACCATCCCTGAGGATGGCGAGTTCATAGCTCTCCTCCTCCTCGCCGAGCGGCACCTCCATCGTTTCCCAGCTATCGCCGCCGATCCGTGTACGGCGTATCCATGAAATGCCGATGCTGCCGTCCGCATGCCGTTCTCCCCGCACGTGAACCGGGCTGAGGGGCCGCAGGTTCACGCCCGCAAAGGCCAGCGTCCGGCGCGCATAGGAGGCATCGTCGATCGGCTTCGTCGCGGGCCCCCAGGCCCAGACACGGGCGAGGCCGCGCTCCGCGCCCGCAAGCTCGAAGACCGCGCCATCGAGCGCCACGAAACGCGTGCCCTCGGCCAGCGGCGCGCGCATCGCCGCCTCGCTGCCTGCCTGTCCGCGCAGAAGGCCCCGCAGCTCATAGGTTCCGGGCGCGACCAGTTCGGCCTCACGGAACTGGATCACCTCGAAATCGCCTTCCGGCGTCTCGATGGCGGCGGCGTTCACGCCGGCAAGCACGGCGGATGCATCGGCGCTCTGGAGCGTGCCGCTCGCCAGCGTCACCCGCAGGGCGGCCGACCAGTCCCAGCGGCTCGTGACGCCGGGTCCGAGCGCGCTTGCCGTGCGGCCGATGGTGGCGGGGCGCGTCAGCACGCGTTCGAGCGTGAAGCCCGAGGCCGCGTCAGGCCCGATGCTGCGATAGAGCGCGACGCCGCCCGGCCAGGGATCGGCGGCAACGGCCACCTGCGGCGCGCCCGGCGTTTCGCGGCCCGTCAGCATCGGCAAATCCATGAAGACGGCGAGCGGTGTGCCGAAACTCGGCGCGGAAGCCGGCAGATGCGCGCGCGAAGGCGCGCTCACGGGACCGAACAGGCTCGCCTCGCTCATCACCGCCTCGGCCTCGCGGGCGCCCGCATCGGCGATTGCCGTCAGCCGGTAGCGCGCCGAACGCGCGGGCAGCGCGAGTTCCACCACATCGCCCAGATCGAGCGCGAGGCGGCTCGGCGGCAGTCTGAGGTGCGCGCGCTCGCGCTCGACCCAGCTCGATTGCAACCAGATGTCGGCGGTGCGTTGCGCGTCCTCCTGCGTCAGCACCATGGGCAGGGCGGCACTGGCGACACGCTGGCTTCTCACCGGGAGGCGGCGCGCCTCGACCGCCGCCTGCCGGTAGTCCGCGCCGCCGTCGATATAGGTGAGCTTGGCCGAGAGCGGCAGTTCCGTCTCCTGTCCGCGCGTCAGGCTGTAGCCGGGCGCGGCATCGTTTTCCCCGGCGGCGAGGTCGGCGGGGGCGAGCGCCGCCACCGCCTCTCCGCCCAGATGTCGAAAACGGATACGGCCGCCCGTTTCCGCCGCATCGAAGAAACGCGCGAGCATCAGCGGCTCCAGCGCCTGGCGCGGCGACATGATGCGGTCGATGACGAAACCCTCGACAAGGCCGGAAAGCTCCGAAACGTCGAAATCCTCGAAGCAGGCATCGGCGAGGATCGCGCGCACAAGATCGGCGAGCGGCGCGGCGCCGAGGCGGCCGTTGATCCAGTGACCGAGCCGCCAGTTGGTGCCGTCCGCCCATATGTCGAGACGGTCCGGGAAGGCGGGATGGGGCCGCGCGTCCCATGTCCAGATGAAAATGTTCGCCGGATCGACCATCGGGCCGCCGTATAGCGCCGAGACAGGGTTATGCGCGCCGGCCTGCCAATAGGTGAGCTGCGCCTCGATGAAGCGGCGCTGGATGAAGTCGTCCCGCGTGCCGCTCGAAAAATGCGGAAGCCTGCTCTCCGACGATTTCGGATCGACGAAGACATTGGGCTCGTTCGTGCCCTTGTCGATGGCGGGGCAGCCCGTTTCGGTGAACCAGACGGGCTTCGACTGCGGCACCCATGCTGTCGGCGTTGCGCTCTCGATGCCGCCCGGCCGGTCGTGATGCGGCTCCATCCACCAGGACCTTATGTCCTTGGCGCGGAATACCCATGGTTTGCCATAGGCGCCATCGGTGATGGGCGTGCGGATCTGCGCGGCGCGGCCGGCCTCGCTCGCATAGTACCAGTCGTAAGCCTCACCGCCCGCGATGCGTGAACGCAGATAGTCCGGATCGTGGATCGAGCGCCAGCCTTCGCGCGCGTCGAGATGGTCCGCCGTCCTGCGCCAGTCGGTCAGCGGAGCGTAATTGTCGATGCCGATAAAGTGGATGTTGCCGTCCGCCCAGAGCGGATCGAGATGAAAAAAGACATCGCCCGATCCATCCCCCGGCTGATGGCCGAAATATTCCGACCAGTCGGCAGCGTAGGAGATTTTCGTCTGCGGCCCCAGAATGTCCGCGACATCCGCCGCGAGCGCCTTCAGCGCCGCAACCGCCGGATAGATGGCAGCGGCGCTGCGCAATTGTGTGACGCCGCGCAGTTCCGAGCCGATCAGGAACGCATCCACCCCGCCCGCCACGGCGCAGAGATGCGCATAATGCAGCACCATGCGCCGGTAGGACCATTCGGCCGGGCCGTGATAGCGCACCTCCTCGCCCACGCGCTCGAAATCGCCCGCCCCCGCCGTGCCGAAGAATTGCGCCACCTGGGCGGCGGCCGCTGCCGTCTTGTCGGCCGTGCCCGCGCGCCCCGGCGCCGGATCGCAGGTGATACGGCCGCGCCAGGGATAGGCGGGCTGGCCCGTTCCGCCCGACCAGGGGTCGGGAAGCGTGTTGCCTTCCGCAATATCCATCAGGACAAAGGGATAGAAAACCGCGCGCAGGCCGCGCGCCTTCAGGTCGCGGATGGCGCGGATGACCGATAGATCGGCGGGCGTGCCGCCGAAGGCGGGTTTTCCGTCCCGCGTGCTCACCAGTGCCGCGTCCGCGCGCGCAAGCCCCGAAACCTTCCATCTTTCCGGTATCGTGATCTTGTGGCCGGTCTCGACCCTGGGGCGCAGCGTGCAATGACCGCAGCGCAGGTCGTCGCCGAACCAGGCGACGACGAGCGAAACCGCATCTGCGTTGACGCAGGTTTCCTGAAGCTGGTCGATTGCCACGCTCCAGTCGCTCGCACCTTGCGAATTATGCATGTTGATCGCGCGGTCCGACGCCTCGCCGAGAATTTCGCGCATGACCCCGGTGTCGCAGACGAATTCGCCCGCGCCCGGAATGACCGTGACGGCGCGGATCATTTCCTCGACTTCGCTCAGTGTACGGAAAACCTCGAAGGAAAGCTGCGGCACGCGATTGCCGAACGGCGTGAGGTCGAGTTCCTCGAAGACGACATAGGCCGTGCCGCGGTAGGCGGGCGCATTGCCCTCGCCCTCCACGGCCTCGATCAGCGGATCGGGAAGCTGCTCCTCCCCGCCCCTGTGCAGCCGCCATGCGACGCCTTCGAGCGGGAGCGGCTTGCCGTCCGCCCAGATGCGGCCGATGCGCGTCACCGGCCCTTCGGCAAGCGCCACGGCGAAGGAAACGGAGTAGCTGTATTGCGTGACCGTCGCGCCGGAGCCGCCGCCCTTGCCGCCCGTGTTCGTGGTCGAGACATGTTCGCGGAAGCGCGTCGCCCAGATGATCTGCCCCGCGATCCGCGCGCGCCCGTAGAGGCGCGGTATGGGCGCACCCTCCGTCGAGGCCAGCACCTGAAGGCCGGAGAGGCGCGGGCCTTCGGCGTTGGCGACTGCGGGGCCGAACAGCGCCGCATCCACATAGGAGCCGATACCCGCGCCCGCCGCGCCGCCGATCGCCGCGCCCGTGATGGTCGTGCCGAGAAAGCTCACGCCGCCCGGCAGAAGCACGCTGCCGAGCGCCGCTCCGGCCGCGCTCAGTACAAGGGTTGCCACTCGATTTGAACTCCGGATTAAACGCCAGGAAAACGGAAGGCATGGGCAAGCCGCGCCCGCCACCAGGGGCCGAGCGCCGTTTCCACGACGGCATGACCTGAATAGGCATGGATCATGCGCGCCATGGACGGTTCGCCCGCAAGCGGCGCCGTCAGGATCGCCGCGTGCTTTGCCGGGCCGCGCGCGCGCATGCGGAACAGCACCACGTCGCCCGCAAGCGCCGCGCCCGGCGCGATTTCGGACATATGCCGCCGCGCGGCCTTGGCCATTGTTTCGGCGGGCGCGCCTTCCGCTCCGCCCGCTTCGGCCCAGTCCGGCGTATAGGGCGGCGGGGTTTCCGGCTCCGCGCCGTAAAGCTCGCGCCAGACGCCGCGTACAAGGCCGAGACAGTCCGCGCCCGCGCCCTTGAGGCTCGCCTGATGGCGGTAAGGCGTGCCGATCCAGCCGCGCGCGGCGGCGACGATGGCGGCGCGCATGGCTTCAGTTCCGGCTGCTTCCATCATTCACCTCTCCCGGCGCGGGCACCGCGACGACGAAGTCATTGCCCGGCATGTGCGGAAAGCCGCGAAAATTATGTCCGTTGGAAAATTTCCCGAGGCAGGTTGCGAATTGCTTGTCGCAGCCCGCCGTGACCGTGAAGCCGTCGCCTGGCGCGATCCTCCGCGCCATGGCCTGCCAGAGTTCGATCCGCGTCCCCTCCGGCGCGAGCGCATGAAGTTTCACCTCCATTGCCGCGCCCTCATTCGCCCCGCTCGTGAAGCAGAGCCGCCCGCGCTCAAACCAGCCTTCCGCGAAATCCGTCAGGCCGTTTGCCAGCAGCACGCGGTTCTCCTCCACGCTGGCGACGGTTCCTGCGCCCCTCATTTCCGGTCCGTTCATGTCGAGCCCGCAGCGCGCATCGCCCGGATCGGCGTCGCAGGCATATTGAAAGAGGCGGCCCACCGGCTGGTTCAGCCGGTGGGCAAGCCCGCGCAGTTCGGCCGTGAAGGCGGAGGCCCCCCGGCTCACCTCGCCGAGATTGCCCTTGCGCAGCAGCACGCGCTGCCCTGGCTCGCGCCAGTTGACGCGCCAGATTTCAACTTCTGCGTCGTCATAAAGACCGGCGGCGAGATCGCCCTCCTCCAGACGCTCGGATGACAGCGCGCCCGCCATATCGAGATTATCGACCGCAAGTCCGCGCGTGCTTTCGAGCGTGCTTGCGGTAAAGCCGCCCGCCGCCTCGAATGTCACGCCATCGAAAACGAGATCGCAGTCGTGATCGGTGAAACCCATCGTCACGCCGTCGGCGCGCGTCAGCCTCCAGCACTGGCAGAGCGTCGTCGCGCCGCTATCGAGATGCGCCTGAAGGCCGGGGGGCAGGATTTTCATGCGCGCCTCTCAAAGTTTCAGTTCGATGACCGGAATGTTCGGAATCGAGCCCGCCTCGAAGGAACCGAGATTGATTTCGAGGAAATCCGTGTCGAAACGCACCGGCACGTCGAACTCGAAACCCGCCGTCACGAGCGCGCCTTCCGGCGGCGGCGCGGCGAAGGTCACAAGACCGCTTGCCGCATCGAGCGTAAAATCCGCGCCTTCCGTTTTTCCGGCGCCGTTCACCGCCACCCGCACCGTGCCTGCAACAGGCTTGGCGATGACGCGGCTGCAGCTCGCGCCGCCGGAGGCATAGGTTTTCGCAAGCTGGAAACCCGTCCGCGTGCCATCGCCCGTGCCGATCGTCTGATCCGCGGCTGCGGGCGTACCGCCGGGCGCGCAGGATTTCCAATCCGCCCTGTCGCGCCAGCGGAAACCGTGCAATCTCCCGTGCCGCGCCTCGAAAAAGGCGATCACCTCGTGAATGTCGTCGAGCGAACGCAGGCCGTAGCCGGCATTGTAGCGGCGGCGCGAGGCCGCCCAGGGGCTGTTGCGTTCCTCGCGGCCGGAACCGAGCGTAACGATCTCGGTGCGCCGTTCGGGGCCGCCTGTCGCACCGAAGGCGATCTCCAGAGGAAAGCGGATTTCGTGAAAGGCCATGATGAGAGGTTCTCCCTGTCTAGAGATTCCGGGCACCCCGGCTTGTCACGCGGGCGAGCATGGCGGCGATCTGCGTTTCGGAGCGGCGGAAACTTCCGGCGTCCGCAGCCGTGACATTGAACGTGACCTGAACGGGCTGCGTGCCGCCGCTCGCGGCCACGCCGAGCCTGCCGTCGCTGCCGCGCCGAAGGGGGAGGATCGCTTCCGCGCCCGCTTCGCCGGCCAGCCCGAGACCGTCCTGCAGAGGAAACAGCATCGGGCTCGACAGTACGCCGCCCCTGGCGAAGGGTTTGACGCGCCCGCCCGCGAACACGTTGCCGTCGGCACTGGCGAGGATGCCGGAGAATGCGCCCGAGAGCGCGCCCGTCAGCGAATTGCCGATGGCGCGCGTTGCGCTCGACAGCACCATGGCCGAAAGATCGAGCGCGAGTTTCTTCAGCGTGTCGGAAAGCGAGCGGCCCTTGACCGCGGCATTCGTGAAGGCGTTTGCCAGCGCGTCGCCGAAGTCGCGTCCCGTCGCGGCGGCGCGGCGGTATTCCTCGCTCGCGGCGCGCAGCGTGCGCGCCGTCTCGATGCCGAAGCTGCGCGTCGCGGCCGAGGCCGCTTCCATCGCCTGTCCGAGGGCCGCCGGATTTTCGTCCGCCGGATAATGGTCATCGTTCATGTATTTCCGCTCCTTGTGCAGCGCGATCCGTTTTCTTCATCGGGGAACGTCTCCATCAGCGCGCGAAACTCGCTGCGCGTCATTCCCGTGCAGCTGATGCCGAAGCCGAGCGCGCGGGCGGCGGCGGCAAGTTCCGGCAGCGTCATCCGCCAGAAGGCGTCCGGGGCAAGACGCAGATGCCCGAGGCCGATTTCCATCGCCCGCGCCCAGGGAAAGCGCGGCGCGCTCATGCCGTGCCGCCGGGCGCGCCGAAGGTTGCGGTCAGCAGTTCCGCGACGATGGCGATGTAGCCCGCCGCGCCGCCATCGGCGCTCATGCGCGCGACCTCCTCGTCGCTCGTCTCCTCGCCCGCGCCCCGCAGGCCCGCGCCGATGATGCGGATCGCATCGCGCGCCGATATGCGCCCCGTCTCGAAGCGGCTTGCGAGCGCCAGCATGTCCTCGCCGCCGAAGGCCGTTTCCAGTTCGGCGAGCGCGCCCAGCGTGAGCACGAGCCTGCGCCGCCTGCCATCGAGCGATGCCTCGATTTCGCCTCTGTGCCGGTTCGCCATCTTCATGCCGCCGTGAAACCGAGAGAGCCCGCCGATTCGAGCGCGAGTTCGAACGTCACTTCGCCGTCATGCTCGCCCGCGAATTCGAGCGCGGCGATCTGGAACGGTCCCTGGACGGTGCCGAAATCGGGAATGACGATCTGCCAGTCACGGATCGTTCCGTCGAAGAAAAGCTGGCGGACGGCCGCGTCGGACGCCTGGTCCCTGAAAATGCCTCGCCCCGCGATTGCCGCCGAGCGCACACCGGCGCCTTCCAGCAGCTCGCGCCATCGGCCCGCCGATTCCGAATGCGTGACATCGACGCTGCGGGCGTTGAAGGCGAGCGAGCGCGTGCGCAGGCCCGCGACCGTCGTGAAGCCGCCAAGCCCGGTTGCATCGAGCTTGACGAGCAGGTCCTTGCCCTTCTGAGCCGCCATATGAATCTCCTGTCAGGTGATGAGTTCGGTGACGGCGCGGAAACGGATCGTTCCGCGCCAGGTCGTGCCGTCAGCCTCGCGGCGCGTCTCGGCGTCGAGAAAGCGCAGATTGACGAGCCTGTGGCCTTCGGGCGTCAGAGCCGCGTCATGCAGCGCGGCATTGAGCGCGCCAAGGATCGTCTTCGCCTGGCTGCGTCCGCCGGCGCGCGAATAGGCATGCAGCGTCAGCCGGTGCTCCGCGCCCGTGCTTTCGCCCGTATTCCATGCGCCGACGAAGGACTCGCCCAGCGTTACATAGGGAAAGCCCGTATCGCCCGGCACATTGTCATGGATACGCGCGCCGACAAGCGATGCGAGTTCCGCGTCGCCCGCGAGCCGGGCATAAATCGCCTTCTGCAAGGCGAGATCGGCGTCGATGGTCATTCCATGCTTCCTTCCGCGTCCATGGCGAGCCAGCGCCGCTCGCCGTCCGGATCGAGCGCGGCGCGGATGGCAAGCACGCGGCCGCGCCAGCGGATGCGCATGCCGTTCGTCACATCGGCGCGGTAGCGAACGACGATGCGGTAGATTTCTCGCGCCTCGCCGCGTTCGCCGAGCATGAGTTCCGTGCCCTTGAGCGAAATCACTTCCGCCCAGAGGCTTGCATGCTCCGTCCATGAGACCGCGTGGCCGCCCGCGCCGTCCGGCGTGCGGACGGGACGCTCGATTGCGATGCGCTCGCGCAATTTTCCGATCCGCCCCGCGTTCACAGATGCAGCCTCCGATAGGGCGCGATCAGCGCGGCGGCCGCCATCGGCAGTTCGGACACACCGCCGCCGAAGGCAACGGGCGCGCGGTTCTCGAACCAGTGCGCGACGAGCATGAGGAGCGCCTGTTTCAGCGGCGCGGGCACGGCCTGCGCCGCGCCGTATCCCGCCTCGAACTCGATGGCGATGCCCGCGACACGGCGCAAGGGAGGCGGCCAGATGGAAGCGCATCCCGGCACGATGCGCGGCGGCTCGGCATGAATGTCCGCCTCGTAAAGCGCCGGATCGACGGGCACCTGGGCGCCCTCGCCATTTACAAGGGCAATCGCGGTCACGGCCCGGACGGGCGCGAGCGGAATTTCCACTCCGCCCGCGGGCCAGGCGTCGAGCAGAAGCCGCCAGCTCTGCGTGACGAAGGCGCGGCGCGTCTCGGCTTCGAGCATGGCGCGCGCGGCGGCTGTCAACGCCGTCACCAGCGCATCTTCCTGCGTGCCGTCGAGGCGCAGATATGCCCGCGTTTCGGCGAGCGTCACCGGCTCCTCGGCCGGACCGGCGATAAGCACAAGCGTCATGAGCTTTTCCCTGTTGAAGAAACGCCCCGGCTCTCCGCCGGGGGGAAAGCGGAAGAACCGGGGCGCGGCGCGAAACCCGTCAGACGGCGGGCTTCACCTGCGCGCGGGCCAGAATGGCGAGCGCGCTCATGGGCGTTCCGTTCGCATGCGTGCCCGTGAGCACGAGCGAGACGCGGCTGTAGCGGGCGTTTCCGGCATAGCCGATGCGGTATTCCTTCTGCGCCAGACCGGCCGCATCGACAGTGGCGAAGACGCCCGCCGCCGAGACGGGGCCGCCATGAACGTCGTTTGCGTTCGTGACCGCCGCCCAGTTCGTGCCATCCTCGGAGGCTTCGAGTTTCGCCTCGATCTTGAGCGCGGCGGAGAGTGTATCTCCCGCCGCCCCGATCAGAACGGCATGCTCGACCGCATCGAAGCCCTGGCGGTCGATGGGCGCGCCCGCCCGGTCCTGCGTCGTCACCGCCGGGTCAAGCGCCTGAACGGTTTTTATGTTGTGATGAAGATCGCGCATCTGGCCCTCCTCAAGCCGTTCCGAACTTCAGAAGCTTGATCGCCTCGAAGTTCTGCACGCCGCCGCCCACGCGCTTCGTTGTATAGAAGAGCACATAGGGCTTGGCGCTGTAGGGGTCGCGCAGCACGCGCACGCCGAGCCGGTCAACGATGAGATAGCCGCGCCTGAAATCGCCGAAGGCCAGCGCCGCCGCATCGGAGGCGATGGACGGCATGTCCTCGGATTCGGTCACCGGATAGTTGAGCAGCGTCGGCGGCGCGCCGGCGGCGATACCCGGCTGCCACAGATAATTGCCCTCGGCATCCTTGAACTTGCGGATCGCCGATTGCGTCGAGCGGTTCATCACGAAGCGCGCATTGGCGCGATAACCGGCCTTCACCGCATAGATGAGGTCGATGAGCACGTCCGAGGCGTTCGATGCGGGAAAGGCGCCCGCATTGCCCGTGACGAGATAGCCGAGCTTGCCATGCGCCCAGCTTGCATTCGCAACGCGGGGATAGGCGAGGAAGCCGCGCGGACGGCGGATTCCGTCGCCGGAGACGAATGCCGCGCCTTCCTGTTCGGCGAAGGCCGTCTGCACTTCCTCGGCAAGCCACTGGTCGATATTCACCGCCGCGTCGTCGAGCAGCGTCGAGGTCGCGGCCGGCATGGCGTAAAGCTCCATGGCCGGGAATTCGAGTTCGGAGAGCTGGGGCGCGCCGGTCTCGATGCGCGATTCCGTCTCGCCGACCCAGCCAGCCTGGGCACCGCTCGCCGCGAAGGGCTTCTTGTAGCTTGCCGCGCCGATCTGGCGCACGCCTGCAATGGCGCGGATAGGCGAGGCATCCGAGACGATGCGGTCGATCATGCGCTCCGTCTCGGCGGGAACGAGATAGCCGCCATCGGGATCGGACTGCACGGAAAGCGCCTTGCCTTCCAGCAAACGCAGATCCTGCACCTCGCCCTTGCGGACATAGAGATCGAAGGCGCGCTTGTGCTCGCGGCGCGCGGGATCGAGCCGCGTTCCGGCCTCGCCGCCGATTTCGGGCCGGGCGAGCGCCAGGGCAAGTTCATCGACCGTCTTTTTCTGCCGGTCGAGCGCGCGGTTGATGCGCTCCACCTTGTCCTCGGTCACGGCATCGGCGGTGAGCTTGCGTTCGATTTCGTCGAGCCGTTCGTCATTGGCCTCCTTGAAGGCTTCGAAGGCATTGAGGAACTCGTCCATTGCCGTGCGCACCTCGCGGGCCGCCGGGCGGTCATGCGCGCCTTTTGTCTCGCGCATGCTTTTCGTTTCCGGTGCGGCGGCTTGCGCTTCTGGCGCATGGGCGCGCAGCGACGCCCCGATACGCGGGACGCCGGGTTTCATTGCACTCATCCGTGCTCTCCTGTTCAGTATGTGAAGGTGTGTGGTCTGAAGATTCTCGCGGCAGCGCGGAAGGCATTCGCCATGTCCGCATCAAGCGCCGCATCGCCCGCCCGCGCGTCCCGCATGGGCTGAAGCGCCTTGTATCCCGCGACGATGATCGTGCGGGCTTCCGAGCGGCTGAACCCAGCGTCCTGCGTGAGCCAGCGTTCGAATTCGCGTGTCGAGGGCCGCGCGCCCGCCTTTACCGCGCTGATGCGGGCGGCGGGCAGCATCGGAAAGGTGACGACCGAGATTTCCCAGAGATCGACCTCGATCAGGCGGCGCAGCCCCGTTTTCGCGTCGGTCCTGGCACGGACGACGTGATAACCGATGGACAGGCCGTCGATCGCGCCCGCGCGCATCAGCGACAGCACCTCGCGGGCGCGGGCGATTTCGGGCAGCAGACGCCCTTCCACGAAAAGTCCCTTTTCGTCCTCCGCGATCGACGTCCAGACGCCGATCACCTCGCTCGGATCATGCTGGTAGAGGAGCTTCACGCCCTTGGCGCCGCGTCTGGCGAGCGAGGCGCGGAAAGCGCCCGGCATCACCATGTCGCGGCCCAGGTCTTCCGCGCCGAACAGGCTCGCATAGCCCTCGAAGCCGCCATCGGCGCGCACATTCTTGCAGTCGAAGCGCGCGGCCTTGCGCTCGCATGTCTTGTCACGATCCGCCGTCACGATTCCTCCGTGTACAATGAAAAAGGACGCCGGAGAGGCGTCCTGCATGTCTGTCCCATGTTCGTGTTTCTGCCGCGCGATGGCCATGTCCCTATCTGCGTCCTGTCACCGCCCGGTCGAGCTTTTCCTCGATGCGCGCCAGCGAAGCGCGCATGGCGTTCGACTGTTCCTCAAGCCGCGCGGTGCGCTCGGCCATTTCGCCGGTGCGGGCGGCGCGGGTTTCGAGCGAGGTCAGCCGTTCCGCCGCCCCGCCCGCCCAGAGCAGCGCCGCGCCGGTCTGGGTTGCAATCGTGACGATGAGCGCTATGGGCACGCGCTTGTCGAGGTGCCAGCCGTCATTCATTGCCATTTCCATTCCTTTCCACCACGCCATAGCCAACCGCCTCGCGCTTTTCATCGTCGGTGAGGAAATCCGCCTTCGAGACGCGCGCCCAGAGCGCCTCACGTTCGGCCGAAAGCGCCTCGATGCGGTCGGCGTCATGCCAGAGGCGCAGGTTCCCGCCATAGCGCGGCCCCAGCCAGCGTGTCAGTGCGCGCGCCGTACGCCCTGCGAGCGGCAGCACTGTCTGCCGCCAGAAGCTGCGGTTCGCCTCGCCATAGTTCGAGAAGGTGTTGTCGCCGGGAATGCCGAGCAGCATGGGCGGCACGCCGAAAGCGAGCGCGATGTCGCGCGCGGCGGCGCGGCGCGCCTCGATGAAATCCATTTCCTTCGGGCTCAGGCCCATGCTCGTCCAGTCCAGTCCGCCTTCGAGAAGAAGCGGACGGCCCGCATTCGCCGCACCCTGGTAGTTGTCGGAAAGCTCGCGCTTCAGCCGCTCGAACTGGTCCTCGCTCAGATTGTTTCCGCCCTCGCCGCCCCTGTAAACGAGTGCGCCCGAGGGCCGCGCCGCATTGTCGAGAAGCGCCTTGTTCCAGGCTCCCGCGGCATTGTGAATGTCGATCGCGCAGGCGGCCGCCTCCAGCGGCGACATGCCGTAGTGATCGTCCGCCGGGTGGAAAAGCCGCATATGCAGGATCGGCGCCCTCCCGCGCGCGGGATCATAGGCGAATGAAACTGTCCGTCCGTCAACGGAATATTCGTAAGCCTCCGGCCAGCCGGAGCGGCCGGGCACGACCCGCATCCGGTCTGGCCGGAGCGCATAGAGTTCGCGCGGCTCGCCGTCGAGTTCGACAAGCTCCATATAGGCGTTGCCGGAGACTTCGAGAAATCCGTACCAGCTCTCGAGGAAATCCGCGCCCGCCTCATGCGGGTTTGGCCGCTCCAGAAGGCGCAGAAGCGGATGGTCGGTGAGTTCGCGCGCGCCATCATAAAGCAGCCAGGGCACGCTTGCGGCGGCCTCGGCGATCATGCGCACCGCGCGATAGGCGACCGCGTTGCGTGCGAAGCCCTCCCGCGCGAGCGCGGCATAGTCGCGCGGCGTCCAGACCGGGCGGCCCTGGAGCTGAAGCGCGATCAGCGGGCCCGCGCGGCTCGCCTTCTCCTCCTGCGCCCTGAGCGCCTGCGTGGCGGGCACGCGCGGATCGGGGCGCATCATCGCCGCGAGCTTCGCCCACGGGCCTGCGATTAGATCGGCCGGCATTTTTCCTTCCCTTCATTCGTCATGATGGCGCGCCTACAGGCTCCGCACCTTGGGCGCGCCCGCTTCCGCATCGAGCATGAGGTCACTCAGCGCCCAGACCAGCGCATCGAGGCGGTCGGGGCTTTTCTGTCCTGCGCCCGCCACGTATTCGCACATCTGGTCCTCAAGCCGCGCGAAACAGCCGACATGGGCGACGCGCCCCTGCTCGTAGAGAGCCGCGACGGGCTCGGCCCGGATACGTTTGCCGCGCGTCGCGCGCACGAGCCGCAGCGGCGCGAGCGGCATGGCCTGGCGCATCACCGCCGCGACCATTTCGCCGCCCTGGTTCGCCTCGGCGACGAGGCGGTCGGCCTCGAAATCGCGGAAGGCTTTCGCGGCCCTGTTCGCCCAGGCAAGCGGCGTGAGCCCGCCCATGGAGCGGTCGTCGAGCACATAGGCGCGCCCGTCCGCCGCGACGCCCGCGACGACGATGCCGCATTCATCCGCATGCGCTCCGCTCGAGGCGGGCGGGTCTATGGCGACGACGACACGCACGAGTCCGGGCGCGGCGCGCACACGCGCGCGCTCGATCGCGGCGCGGCTCCAGAGCGCGTCCGGATTGTCCTCGATCAGTTCGGCGTCGAGTTCCTGACGGCCGAGCCGCGTGCCCTCGTAGCGCGCGATCACCGTGCGGAAGAACGCCTCGGCCAGATTGCCCCTGTTCGCATGCGTGCTTGCCCGGCTTACCGCCGTGCCGTCATCGGCAAGCAGCCGTTTCAGGATCGGCACGGGGCGCGGCGTCGTGGTCACGATCTGGCGCGGCCGCGCGCCGAGGCGGAGGCCGAATTGCAGCATGTCCCAGGCGGCTTCCGCATAGCGCCATTTGGCGAGTTCGTCGGCCCATGCGGCGTCGAATTGCGGTCCGCGCAGGCTTTCGGGCTCGGATGCGGAAAAGGCTTGCGCCACCGCTCCGTTCGGCCACAAAAGGCGCCTGCGCGAAACCTCATAGCGCGGCCGCGCCTCCGCCCGGCCGATCGCCGCCAGGCCCGAGGGGCCGTCGATCATCACCTCGCGCACATCGCCCAGCGTTTCGCCGATGAGCGCGATGCGGCCAGCGCGGCCCGCCTCGACCTCGGCGCGCAGCCATTCGGCGCCCGCGCGCGTCTTGCCCGCGCCGCGCCCGCCGAGCACGAGCCATGTCGTCCATTCGCCCTCGGGCGCGAGCTGATCGGCGCGCGCCCAGAAGCGCCAGTCATGCAGCAGATGCGCCGCCTCCTCCGCCGTCAGGCTGCGCAGAAAGGCTTTCCTCGCCGGTTCCGGCAGCAAGGCGAGCGAGGCGGCGCTCAAGCTCGGCGCGCATGGTCTCGCCAT